CATCTACGTCCTCTGCAAGCGCTGCCTCCGGACGATCTCGGTCAGGATCCCGGCCGAGGAGTCGCCGGTAAAAGTGCGCTGCCCGGATCCGGAATGCCAAACCCCACAGCTGGTCAGCCTGTGGCCGAATCAGGTCAAGCCGAAAGAGGAGGAAAATGATCTACCAATATGATCCCTGCCCAGAGGATCTGCTCCGGATGAATGAGGAAAGCGGCTATCCTCTCCTGGCCGATCTGGCCCCGGAGGACTGGCTGAGGATGGAGGCCGAGGAGCAAGCCGATGGATGAAGCAAAAAGCTACCGAGTTTGGATGCGGTCAAAACCAGGATTTTGGGAGCGATATGACGGCTATGTTGATGTTTATGCCCAAAATGAGGATGCGGCCGTCTTGGCAGCCAGGCGAAAATTAGGCGGCCCTGGCGGAACATTCTCAGATCGCGGCTTTGATGCCTGGATTATTGAGAAGGTAGAGCGGACATGGAGATAAGGGCCGAGGATAAGGAGGAAAAATGAAACCATCCCATGTAATCACTATTTGGCTGGTGTTTCTTTGGATAGGCCTTTTCGGTGCCGTCACGACCTTAATTGAGCACACAAAAACAGGGTCCGGCGATTCCGCCTACGATGTAGGCTATGTCGCTGGCGCCGCTTTTTTTGTCTGGCTCATTCATTGGCTGCGGAAGAAAGTCAAGACTCTTGAGACCTTCAAAGAAAATACCCTCAAGCAGAACCGCGAGCCCAAAGAGGAAAACAAAAGGGATCCATCGCGGCCGCAAAATAAATAAGCGATGACAAGAAGAATAGTTATCAGCGATACCTTGCTGGAAGAAGCGAAGAAGCAAGGGCTCACAGTATTAGAAATGGCGAAAAAATATAATCTCTACAGAAGTTCGATCTATCATGCACAAAAACGGACAGGGATTTATCTTCGGCGCAATAGAGCGTCTTTTATAGTTGGGCCATCAAAATTCAATCTTAAAGATCAGCTCGGAGATATGCTTTATAGCGCCGTGCGGCGATATTGTGAGCGAAAAAATATAGCGTTATTACGGATGGTCAGGATTGCAATCTTAGAATATTTAATCAGGAATGGAGAAAAGATATCTAGAAAGGCGAAAGAGGAGGCTGAAGGTGGAGCTGGAGGATGAAGGAGCCTAAATATATATGCCATAAATGTGGCGAAAATAGCGAAGAGCAAAACTTTGATATCTGGTACGACCATGAGGATGGCATGACATATCACTTGGTAGATCGGGATACAGGCGGAGGGAATTCTAGCGTGGAAGCCTGCGGACCTGTAGTGACGGAGGGGTGATGTGCAAATGGGGAGCTGATATTGAGATCAGGGTAAGGCGTCCGGGCCCGAGCGGACGGACCGTGATCAAGGTGGATTCTTGCATAGCCTCACTTATCCAGATCCTTAACGACTATGGCATTGAAACCCTAGCAAGCTGTTGCGGACACGGAAAAGTGTCTCATGCTCATATCCGGCTGGCTTCTGAAAATGTTTTATTAACCCGGTTTGGAGATAGTTATTCGGTCCATCTCCGATTTCCATATCCCATAAAGGAAGAGAGTACAAATGGCTAAATATATCGGGCTCAGGCAAACCTTAGAGCAATTCTGTGATGATCTCATAGACTACCACGACGGCGATGACGACATGATCTCTGAGGTGAAATCCTTTCGGGAAGAAATCAATCGCCTTTTACAAGAAACAGAAGGAAAAGACCATGAATGATTTGAAAGAAAGATTTAAGGGCAAATTTATTGATGCCAGTTACAAGTATGTCATTGAGAGAGAAGCGGGACGGACTCGAGAACAGATGATCGCCGGCGAGACCGGCAAGGAAGCCGGCAGAATGTGGGATCTCATCATGAAGGAAGTCAATGATCCAGATAACCCTAATTTTAAACCGGATCCGCTAGATCTGAAAAAAGTCTATCGGTCACAGCTGGCGCTTTATTCCTTGTTCATGGATTTCGCTATCGGCCGATTAAGCTATGTAGATCTAGTAATTTTGCTTCAAAATATCCGGATTAAAACCGGGACTGATCGAGCGGTATTTTTCACTGTAGATCTCGAACCGAGAAGCACGGCTGAGATCTATAAACAATACCAAAAGATCACCCCATTCAAGCGAGTCAGCGGGATATGGAGGATGCGTGAGCCAAACGAGGAATACTATGATCTTGTTACAGGCTTCATCCAGGCCGGAGCTGAAGCAAAGTTTCTCCTCATCCCGAATTATTTCCCAGGTGACTATTGTGAATACATGTACGATGACTCTGATATCGCTCAGAAATCAAGGAGCTGGCCATACAGCGATCTATTCAATCCGGCTATTCTCCCATATCAACAGGACCATATCTATCGGCTCATGGCGATCCTACGAAGATTCTATACCGAAAAGGACATCGAGGTAAGCCTTTCGAATGAAATCGGACACCATGGGGATCACGATTTCGGCAGGATCCTGGCCAAAGCTCATGAGCAGTGGTTCGGCGCAACCGGCCTCGAGCTTGAGAAGGTCCTGCTTGATTCATCCCATTCTGACTATGTGCCGGCGGAACTCGTCGAGCGCCATCAGGATCCTGACGGAATATGGGTAGGAAACGATAAGTATGCCCGGAATGATCACCACCACGCTATCGCAATCCATGGCTTCGGCATTGCCGAAAACCTCGATAATCCCGTAGAGCCTGGACACTCGCGTACGTGGTACGGATGGGCCACCGGTACGATGTGGCGCTGGGCCTATCGCCGCTGGAGCTCCGATGGATCTGTCCATGGATCCGGGACCAAATACGTGCTTCATGAAAACAAGCCCGATGGTAAAGCCTGGCGCGATACCACCGGCCCCGAGCTGCAACACCTGGGAGAGGCAATATGGGGTCTCTGGCCTAAAGATATCATCGAGGATCTTCCCATGGCTCCGTGGCGGCGGACGCCTGACGATCCTCACAACGCCTATATCGAGTGGAATGATTTCGACTCTACGCTCGAACGCCTGGCATATCTCAATAAAGCGAGAGTTTAAAGGAGGCTATTCGATGCAAATGCTTGATAGATGGAGCAAATGTCTGATCGCCGTCATGCTCTGCATTGTCTTCGTTTGGTGCCTGATGCTATTCGTTTCAAGCTGCGCGGAGCGGATAAGCAAGCGGACGGCAGAATGGAAGGCGCGGCGGACAGTAAGCATGGAAATAATCGGGGAAAGCCAAAATGATTAAAAGGCTTATTCTGGGAATTGTTCTCATGGTGATATTTGGCTGCAAGAAGCAGCCGACGATCTGCGATCCCGACGGCTATCTGGATGAAAAGCCGCGGCGGACCGTGAGCATGGGCATACATAGGATTTCAGATGACGATTAAAAAATACGAACCCTGGAAAGAATTAGAACTTCTGAAAAGTTGTTATCCCCAAAATGATGAGGAAAAAGAGAAAAAACAAAATCCCGCCTCGATCATTGTGAAAGATGGCGACCGACCAGAAGATCGCACGCCCCGCGAATTGTGGGGCCATCACATATTTAGCGATGAAGACGAAGACTGAAAGGAGGCCAACATGACTATAGTTGAAATGATCGCCTTGGTAGCAGCCGTGACCGAATTCATAAAGGTCAAGGTGCTGTCCGGCCTGCAGATCAAAGGCTGGATTGCCGTGGTGCTGACGGCGGTTGTGACGCTCGGCGTTGTCGGCTTCGATTTTTTGAAGCAGGGCAAGGCGTTCAATGTCGTGGAATTCCTGACCATCGCAGTTCAGGTTTTCGCGGGATCGAATATGGGCTATCAACTATTGAAGGTGCCGACCAAATTGCGGCCCGCCTGATCTAAACCGGACGCCCTTCGGGGCGGGAGGGATAGGGGAAAAGGAGCTTAATATGGCAAAAAAAGGAGCACAACCGAATCTTTACGGCCCAGAAGACAAGGTTTTTAATGTCCTGGAGACCGATGTCACGATGATCAATGCCGATATCGAAGCGCGGCATAAAAAGATCAAGAAGCTGAAAGCTGAAATCAACACATTGTCAGAACGTCTTACAGAAGTAGAAGAGGCTCGAGACATCGTAGCAGAAACTAGGAAAACAATTGGTCAAGTTTAGATCTTTCCGCTTCACTCTTCCCCTTGTCACTCCCTCCGGCAATCAAACCCGGCAATGGGACCGGAGCCGGAATTGGAAGCGTATAAAAAGTGAGAAAGAAGGCTTTCTGTGGGAGCTGAAGATCAACGAGCTAGATCGGATAGAATTTAAATGCACTTTTCAAAAGAAGCGGCGAGTGGAATTTCGATCCTTTCGAAAGCGCCTCCTAGACGATGATAACCTGATCCAGGGCTTCAAGATGCTGCGGGATGCCCTGGAGGAGATGGGGATCATCTGGAAGGATAGCCCGGAATATCTCGACGCCGAATATTATCAAGAGATCGACCGGGATAATCCGAGAACCGAGATCGTGGTGAGAGATGTTTGAGCGAAGAGGATCTGAGATCTGGATCAAAGAAGAAAAACAAGCTACGGTATTGATATGAATAAATCATTTACTGAAAAACGGCTTCTACGAGCCAAAGAAAATGCAAAAAAACTATTGAAAATGGTTGCATATGATATTGATGAAATGTCTTTTTGTATGATTGCGGCACAGAGATTAGATATTCGCTTTATCATCGTAATTGTTTCTGAAATTGATAAAGATCTAGTGAAATGGCAAATGGCGAAGCTAGAAAAATGGCCAGCAATTAAATTTGAGTATGGCGAAGCAACAAAAGAAATTTGGCTGGCGGATGAACGATGCAAACAATTCACTTCATATGTTTATGATGGAAAGAACTGGTGCGGTCGAGACGGGGAAATATTCTCTGCCAAATTAATTCCGCGCGGAAAATCTGATCAGATGGCGGCGGTTTCTCGCGGCCGCATTGATCGCAAAACTGGATGTGTCTATTTCATCTATTCTCCTCATAGCAATATTGTTAAAATCGGGAAAACGACTAATTTACCTGAACGCCTAAAAATTTATCAGACCCTTGGCCCTGATTTAAATTTCTTGGGGGCAATAAAAAGTAAGGTTCCCTATCAACTCGAATTGAGCCTCCACAAAAGATTTGCAAAATATCGAATAGAGGGAGAGTGGTTTCAATATCGAGGTGAACTAAAGAGATATATTGAAAGCCAATGTCAAAAACAATAATCAAGCAACGGAAAAAAAGGGCAGTGGAGAGTGCCGTTAAATATCTAAGTTCTCCTCCCTTTAAATATAAAATCATCATATCCCATGGGGGCGATTTTCATCTCGTTGCCTTGGGTGCCAAAGACACTAAATTAATTCGAATAACACTTGATGAAATAACCGAGGAAGATACAGCCATTCTAAAAGACTTGAAAGAAGAATATGAGCTATCAAGCGAATGTAGCGTTGAAATCTGGTGTAAAAAACATGGTATTCGCGGATTTTCTGCCATACAGAAAAATAAATGTCAATAGCTAATTTATTCACTTCAGCCGTACCCAGGGTACGCTTAACCTGACCAAAATCATCGCTTAACCTGAAACTGCTAAAAACCACCCCTTATATTATTCCATGTAATGACCCTACGTAGAGTTATATTCTTTTACAAGATCGCCTTACTCGTCTTTTTTGCCCGCCTTCGCAGGATCCAATTGCTGCCCACATGCTTTCACAGAACCCGGGATGAGCAGAAGGAGCTCTATGCCATCGGCCGCACCAAGGAGCTCGATCGCAAGCCGGTAACAAATTGTGACGGCGTGACGAAGATCTCGAAGCATCAGATCTGGGAAGCCATCGACTTCTGCATCTATAAAGATGGAAAACTCATCTGGCAGCGCGGGTCGGAGTACGAGATCCTGGGCAAAATCGCAAAGATACTAAAGCTCCGCTGGGGGGGAGATTGGAATGCTGACGATAAAGTAGATCCTGGCGATTTCGATATCTATCACTTCGAGCTGGGGGAATAATGTGAATCTTAAATCTTTGGATGAAATTCTGGCGATTGCCAAGCTCGGGATCCGCTATATCGATATGGCCGAGAAAGCCATCCGCAAGGAGAAAAATGCAAAGAAAAGAAAAAAGGCGCTTACAGCATTGCGTAAAGCCGTCAAGAATCGCGACGATTCTTATCTGGCTGATTATCGCAAGCAGCTATTTGACGATCTCTAGCTGTACGGCCTATAACCCGGCGCTTTATCCCAGCTATGATGTTTTAAATCCAGGCCCGGAAGTCCGCAAAAATCCGCTCCGGACGACCGAGGACGGAAACTTTGTTGTCAATGAAGCCTTTCTCATGTGGGTCCAGGAGCTCAAAGAAGAGATCTTGAATCTCCGCCGTCAGGAGGATTGATGTCAGAGGCCGTTATCGTCGCTTTGATCTGTAATGGGTTCGCTACTCTTGGGCTCATTATCAAGGCGTGTTTGGACAACAAAGCCAAGAAAAAAGGCTTAGATATCAAAGAATTAGTCCGTGCGCTTGAGAAGGCTGTCCAGCAGGGCGAGCCCATTCTCAATAAATGCAATCCCCATGCACCCGGAGAATCACCGATCTGCAAGGGTAATAAAGAATGGCTGGGGAAAATCGATGACAAGCTGGATAAGCAGGGCGAGAAGATCTCCGGACTTGAGCAGTGTTTAAAAGATGTGAAGCGCCGGCTGGATCGGCTGGAAAAGACAGAATGAAGTACAGCAAGGAGCTTACCGAAAGACTCTGTAAACATCTAAAACAGGGTTCTTCGATCAAATCTGCATGTGCTGCCGCGGGGATATCACGAGAAACTTTTCATCAATGGAAAAAAACAAAACCTGACTTTTCTGACACGGTCGACCGGGCTATGGCCATCCCCGATAGGAAGGTTGAAAACACGCTCTATAAAACCGCCAAGGGATTTCGATATACGGAGACTGAATATAAAGCAATAGCTAACAAGGATCACACAAAAATAGCACATATTCCAATCAAAAAAGTCCGGAAGATGGTCCTGCCATCCGTTGCAGCCCAGAAATTCATACTCACTAATCGCAATCCCGAAGAATGGAGGGATAAGCAGGATCTGGATGTATCAGGAGACATGAGCATCACAGTCATTTCGGCGGTGCCGAGATCTAAAAACAAGGAAAACAAGAAAGATGCAGCAGCTGAGCCAAAGCAGTGAAAACATCGTGGATCTCAGCCGGATCTATGATCCCCGCCGCAATAAGAAACAGATCCAATTCCATAAAGCTCCCGAAACTTACAAACTGTTCGGCGGAGCCATGGGCGGCGGGAAAACCGCAGCGCTCATCAATGAAGGAATCCAGCTCAATCTCGATTATCCGGGCAATTTCGGATTGCTGATGCGGAAGACCTGGCCGTCTTTTCGAGATACCGTGCTGCCGCAGCTCGAGAAGTTCCTGGATATGCGCCTGGTCTCGAATTGGAACCAGAGCGAAAAGATCATTCAATTTATCAACGGATCCCGGCTTCGATATGGCGGCACAGGCGATAAGCCGGATGATTGGGAAAAATTCATGTCCGGAGAGTACGGCTGGATCGCCTTAGACCAGGCCGAACAGTTCACAGAGAAAGAGTTCATGATGCTGGCCACGCGGCTGCGGCTCAATCTTTCGGAGATTCGATACTATTTTCTTCTTTCCTGCAACCCGAATATCGGCTGGATTAAGGAGCGATTCATAGAGCGGAATTTGGATGATCATATTTTCATCCCATCGCTGCCGACGGACAACCTGGCAAATTTGCCGGCAAATTATATCGACAACATGAAAAGCATTCTTACCCCAGTCTATATCAAAGCCCTGCTTGAGGGGGATTGGGAAGCGGTGGGCGAACCGGATGATGTTTACAACTATCTTGCAGTCCAGGCGGCTAAGTTGCGAAAGTTGGATCCAGGGCTTCCGGTAGAGATCGGCACAGACGTTGCAAGATCTGGAGACGATGAGACTGTCATCATTTTAAGGGAGGGTTTGAAGATCTCGCTTTTCAACAAGGCTCAGGGCCATGACACTATGAGGACCACAGGTGAGATCTGGCGCTGCTGCCAGGACCGGATCATCCCTAAATGGAAGGATACCTTAGACCTTATAACAATCAAGGTCGACGCTGACGGAGTGGGAGGAGGCGTTGTTGATAGGCTGAAAGAGCAGAAAACAGAAAAACAGCAATTTTACACGGATTTGGTTTTGCAGCTCGCCCCTCAGGCGCGACGAGAAGAGCTTAAAAAGTCCGGATATAAGCTGAAGATCAAGATAATTGAGATCCACGGAGCAGGCAAGGCTCGGGATCCAATACACTTCAAAAACCAAAGAGCAGAGATCCATTGGGGACTGCAAGAGCTGCTGGAGGACCTGGATATTCCCGATGACCGGGAGCTGGTGACTCAACTCATGGCTATCAAATACAGCCAGAATTCGGCCGGCCAGATCGTGATCGAGCCGAAGGAAAAGATCAAAGAAAGATTGGGGAGATCTCCGGATTTTGCAGAAGGCGTTATTTATGCGCTTGCTCAGCCGGTAGTCAGCGTTCCGCCCAGAGCCTGGATTCCAGGGAACAGAGAATAATGAATATTTTCAAGCGAATATTTGAACGGAAGGCTAGCCGTACCTGGTCAGGTGTCATCCAGGCCGGACTCCCGCAGGCGGTCTGGACTTCGAAAGACTACTCGAAATTATCCAAGGCCGGATATGAAAACTGCATGACTGTTTATTCATGCGTTCGCCTGATAGCTACGACGGCGGCTGGGATTGAATGGAAACTGGTCCAACTTCCGAGATCTCGCGGAGGCAAGATCGAGGAAATGGACGAATCTCATCCGTTACTCTGGCGCCTCCATCATCCGAATGATCAGAAGCGAATGAGTAAGCGAAAGCTGATCGAATCGGCTTCCGGATTTTTACTCCTAGCCGGTAATAATTATATCAAGGGATCCGGCCCGCTGACCGGGGAGAACAAGGGAAAAATCATGGCCTTGGGGTTACTTTTCCCAGATCGTACGAAGGTTCTTCCAGGGAATAAGCTCGCCCCTGTCGGCGGCTACGAATATAGCTATGGGGCCGGCAAGCCTGATGTTTATGGACCGGATGAGGTCCTGCATACAAAACTCTTTCATCCGAACGATGAGGTTTATGGGCTTTCCCCGATCTCTGTGGCAAGCAAGGGAGTCGATATCCTCAATATGTCACTTGAATGGAATATGCGACTCCTGCAGAACGATTGCAAGCCGCCGATGGCTATTAATGCGAAGGCTGGTTTTGAATCTAAGGAGGATAAAGAGCTATTTGAAAAAGCTATTTTGGAATCTTATGCCGGCTATAAGAATGCCGGAAAGCCGATCATTACAGAGGGGGAGGTTACGTGGGAGCAACTATCCATGTCTCCCCATGATATGGACTGGCTAAATGCGGATAAGACTACGGCTCAGAAGGTCTGCTCGATCTTCAATGTGGCTCCGGAGCTTATCGGATTCACTGAGAAGAAATACAGCAATTATCCCGAGGCCAGGAAGGCCCTCTACATTGAGGCCGTATTGCCGCTCATGTATATCTTCCGGGATGATTTCAATATATGGCTTACGCCGCGGTACGGCGAGCGCCTGGAGCTCCGGCTAAATCTAGATAAGATCGATGCCCTAAAAGAAGACCGGAAGACCGTCTTCGAGTACGTATCAAAGGTTGATTGCATAACAGACAATGAAAAACGAGAAATCCTCGGCTATGACAATATTGGCCCGGCTGGCGATGTGATCTATAAGCCGATAAACCTAGTTCCAATCGGATCGGATGCGACGGCATCTAGATCCATAAAATCTGTCCCCCTTATCTACCAGCGGGAAATAAAGGCAGACACAAAATCATTCTGGGCGGCCCCGGAGCGGAAACGGCTGCTCTGGGATTCCTTTGTGCTGCGGATCGAGGCCAAGGAAAAGCCGGTCGTACCATTAGCCGAGGACTTTCTAGAGGGCCAGGTCAAAAAGATCGTGAGTGCTGCCGGCAAGCTCAAGACCCTACAGGGCAGCCTGGCCGAGGGACTGCATGATAAAGAGGCCGAGAGCGACCGCTATCTCAAGAAAATGCTCCCCTGGTATACGGACGCTGCCCAGAGTGCCGGCAATGCCGGGATGGTAACGTCCAAAGGGCAGCTTTATACGCTGGAACAAAAGGATGATGATATTTTGGGGGGTATTTTTTCTCTCACCCCTGAGCTTGAAAAATTGCTCCACAAAATAATTACCCATTCCGGGACCAAGATCAATGAATTTACCATGAGCCTGATCGAGGACATGCTAAAAATCGCAATCGCCGACTCTTGGACCGTAGAGGAGTTTACCCAGGAGATCGGAATAAAACTCCGCTCGTTCATAAATCACCGCGCCCGGCGGATCGCCCGGACCGAGACGGCCAAGGTGGAAAATTGGGGTCAGCATCAAGGCTACGAGCAGAGCGAATTCGTGAACGCCCGCGGCTGGCTTTCAGCCTTCACAGATGATACGCGCCAGACCCACATGGATGCTGATGCCCAATATAGTAATAATCCGCTGTCACTTGACCAGCCTTTTGTCGTAGGCGGTGAAGAGCTGATGTATCCGGGAGATTACCGGGGCAGTGCGGGAAATGTCATCAACTGCCTGTGCTCGACCTTCCCTCATGTGAGCATAGGTGCAGGAGCATAAAAATGATCCTAGAAACCAAGGATTTTAAATTCAAACTAAATGACATGGATGAGGAAAAAGGCATCTTCACCGGCCTAGCTTCGGTCTATGGCGTCGTTGATAGCTTTAACGAAGTCGTCATGCCCGGCGCCTTTGACAAGACCTTGGAGGAGAACAAGGGTAAATTTCCGATGTGCTGGTTCCATAATCCGATGGAGCCGCTAGGCGTGGTCTATGCCAAAGATGCCAAGGCCGGCCTCAGGGTCGAGGGCCATCTGAATCTGGACGTGCAATCAGCCCGGGAGAAGCGCAGTCTCATGGCCCAGGGTGCGATTAAGGGCATTTCAATCGGATTCAAAACCCTACAAGACGCATGGGATAAAGAGCTCCGGAGGCTTAAAGAATGTAGGGTTTTTGAGATCTCGCCGATCACGCTCAATTTCCAGGCCTGCCCGGGGGCTGAAATCGATAGCGTAAAAATGGAATTCAAGCCCTATCCGAACGAGCACGCGGCCCGGCTGCGGGATCCCGGCGACTTCGATCCTGATTCTTTCCGTCGTAAGAATGATGGTACGATCTACGGCAAGATCAAGGTCCCGAGTACCATAGCCGTGATCTGGGCCAAGCTGAAGGCGCACAGCGGACCGAAAGACAATCCGATCCCCCAGGCCCTCCGGTTCCCGGTCAAGGATTAGACCGTGGCCGAGGCCAAGGAATGGCTGGAGGATAACGGCGTTAAATATGAGCGCTTTGAGCCGGCAGAAAAGTCGCTCGAAGGCGTGCTATCCAAGATCACAACGATTGAGGCGGCCGGCGGGCTTTCCGAGGAGAGTTATCTTCTGGCTAAAGCCTCGATTGAGAAATTACAGATATTTATCGATTCTTATGAGCCGCCCCTAAAGATCGGCGATATCGGCCCGATCGACGACGGCACTCATTTGGACCATATAGACGATGAGCCGGAAATTATCCACTTATTGTCAGATTCCCTAAAAGAGCTTAAGGCTCTGAATTCTATCGTAGGAGGATAGATTGAACGAAGAACTCAAGAGGCTCATTGAAGAGCATAACAAGGCGATCAAGGAACTCCGCGAGAAACATGAAAAATCCCAGGAAGGCAAGATCACCGAGGCTGAATTCAAGGCAGCCCAGGAAAAACTCGAAACCCGCCTGGATGAAATCGATAAGCGGAAGGCCGAGATCGAACGGCAGGGTAACGAGATCAAAGCTGTGAATACCCGGATCGACGAGCTGGAGACCCGGCTCGGCCAGCCGGGAATAAGCGGAGCTGACGCAGGCCGGGAAAAGGATGCCGCAGAATACCGCCAGGCCTTCTTGAACTGGGCCCGCAAGGGCAACGATGGGATCACCTCCGAGGATCGCCAGATCCTGATCGAGCGCAAGGCGATGCTCATCTCGGATGATACCCTTGGGGGATATCTCGCTTCTCCGAACATCGAGAATGAGATCATCAAGGGTATTACCGAAATGTCACCTGTCCGGCAGCTGGCCAGGATCAAGACTATCGGGAAGCGATCAACCATCGTCCGGAAGCGGACCGCAACCTTCGCGGCTGCCTGGGCGAATGAGCTGCAGACCCTGACCGAAACGGCTGGCCTGAAATACGGTGCTGAAACCTCGACCCCCCACAAGCTCTATGCCTGGGTTGAAGTTTCCAAGGAAGATCTGGAGGATTCGGATTTCAATTTGGAGCAGGAGATCATCCAGGAGGCGCAGGAGCAGTTCGATGTAGCCGAGGGGACGGCCTTCATTTCCGGCAATACCAAGCTGCAGCCCGAGGGCATGTTGGTCAATACGGATGTCGGCGAAACCAAAAGCGGCGACGCCGCAACGCTTAAGGGTGACGGCCTTATCAATCTGGCCTATGCCATCAAGACCGGCTATGCCCGCAACGCCCTTTTCCTGATGCGGCGTGATACGGTCCGGGTGATCCGGCTCCTGAAAGATGGTCAAGGTAACTATCTCTGGCAAGCGTCCTACCGTGAAGGGCAACCTGAGACCCTTTTGGGTCGCCGAATCATCGAATGCCCAGACGTGCCCGCTGTGGCGGCCGACGCCTATCCGATCATCTTCGGGGATATCCGCCGAGCCTATCAGATCGTGGATCGCCGCGGCTTGACCGTCGAGAGGCTGGTTGAGCTCAAGGCCGCAACCGATGTGGTGGTCTTTAAAGTGACCAAGCGCGTCGACGGCATGGTGGTTCTGGCTGAGGCCCTGCAGAAGCAGAAGGTGGCCGCCTAACGGCCTGTAAAATTAAAAGGAGAAAACACAATGAACCGAGATCTTTATCACAATCAGGATGGTGTCATCTCCATGAAATATGGCGCAAAGACCGCAGCGGGAAACGGCGATGTTATCGTCGACCTGCTAGGGTATGAAGGCGCTATGGTTTTCGTGATGAGCGGCACCATCACCGACGGCACGGCCTATGTTTTCAAGATCACCGAAGGCGACGATTCCGGCCTGAGCGATGGGGCCGAAGCCTCGGCCCTGCATGGATCAAATCCCAGCTTTGGAGTGGATGATGACGATAAGCTCAAGGCGGTCGGATATCGAGGCAGCAAGCGCTATGTTCGGGTCGATCTCAAAACCGTTTCCGGATCTCCCTCGACCGGCGGCATTTTCGGCGCCATCGTGGTTCGGGGATTTCCGCGTCATGCTCCTGTGGTTTAAGGCTGAATGCCGGTAAAAGTGCAGTCCTGGAGGGAGGCGGCCCTGCGTCGCCTCCCCATTCCAATGGAGGAAAACGTGAGAATCCAAATGCTTGAAACCGCAGATGGGGCAAGTGATGGGATCCATGTCCGCCGATATGAGAAGGGCCAGGTCTATACGGTGAGTGAAAGCCTGGCCGACAACTTCATCCGGCAACAGGGAATCGCTATACCATTTGAAGAAAAGGCTATGCCTGCAGCCCCTGAGAATAAAGCCAAGGGCCCGGCTCCTGAAAACAAGGCCAAGCCCCGGCCTAAGCGAAAACGGAAAAAGAAATGAGCCTTGATGAGAATACCCTGATCACCCTGGCCCAGCTCAAGATCTATCTCAAGGAGACTACCGCAGACTATGACACCATCCTGGAAATGCTGATAAATGCCGCCTCAACCCTGATGATAAAGGAGATCCGGGAGGACATAGTTTACACAACCTATACGAGCCAGAAGGTAAGCGGAAATGGTCGCTCGCTACTCTATGTGCCGAACCGGCCGATCGTGATTCTTACCACCGTAATTGAGAGCGACGCCACGCTCACTGAGGATACTGACTTCTATTGCCATTATGCCGCGGGCTACTTAGAGAAAGCGAACGGCGCGACTTGGGCCAAAGGGATAAAAAACATTGAGCTCACATATAAGGCCGGCTATTGGGTAGACACTGATCCGGAAGATGGAACCTTGCCCATGCCGAAGGACATTCAACAGGGCTGCATGATGCAAGTCGGCTGGTGGTGGAAGCAGAGCGATAAGGAGGATTGGGGAGAAGTGAGTCGCAATTTCCCAGATGGAAGCTCTGCCACGCTTTTTTCGATCGTCAAGGAGGATCTGCTTCCGGCCGTCAAGCAGATTTGTGCCAAATACCGGAGAAGGCTGCCGTGAAATTCACGATCGATATCACCGGCGCGATCAAAAAGACCCGCACGCTGAAAAATATCCCGCGGGCCTCGAGGCTCCAGCTCGAGCGCTGGGCTGGTGTGGCCAGGAAGCAAATCATCCGGAATATCTCCGGGCCGATCGTCGGCCGCTATGAGGGCGGGGTCAAAACCGGAAAGCTGCGCCGGAGCATAAAGCACAGTATAACCATCTTCGGCCAGGAATACAGGCTGGAGATCGGATCCGAGGGCACGAAGTACGCCCGGATCCTGGAAAAGGGCGGGCGGATCTATCCCCGCCGGCGGAAATTCCTGACCATCCCTTTCAAGGGCGTTAAGGGCACCGCTCCCATGTATCGCCTGATGGGCAAAACCTTCGTCTATAAGTCGAAGCGGGGAAAACTCCTGATCGCCCAGAAAAAGGGCCGGGGCCTTACCTTCCTATTCATTCTCAAGAAGATGGTCAAGATCCCGCCATTCCGATGGCTGGAGCAGTCTATCGACCAAAAGCGGCCGCTGCTCGACCGCCTGATGCGGGCGGATGAGCTCTATAAAGTGGCAGGGAGGATCTAATGGCGCCAGAAATCCCGATGCGGCTACAGGTCTTGAATCGGTTCCATGCCGTACTTAGCGTTATCCAGGCCGGTGCCGATTATTTTTATACGCCACACAAGGTAGAGAAAGCGCATATTTCCCTAGAAAAAGCAAAATATGGTCCGGTTTATTGGATCACCCAGGAGGGCGGGGAACCTCTTGAGGACCATTCGGATCTCTATTATGAAGAGGAATTCCGAATCGCCGTCCAGGGGGCTATTCATGACCGCAAGGATCCGGTGAGCGTTCTCGAAAAGGTACTCCGAGATATACGTTATGCAATTGATACCGATTCCAGGAGCGGGGCGGCGGGGTCGCTCGGCGTGCTCTGCCTCCTGGTTAACATAGCCGAGTCCTTATCTGAGGACTTTGAGGATTTCAAGGTCTTTGAGCAGATGTTCTCGGTAAGGATCGCCGGCAACTATTCGACGCTCTAAAGTTGGAGGAAAAAATGTCAAAAAAGTTCGTCTGGCTGAGAGGGGATGAGGTGCCCCGAAAGGGCCCGCCTCTCGAACATGGCAAGGTCTATGCGTTCTCGGATTTTCCGCCCGGCGTTGCCGAATGGTGGATTACCACCGGGGCCGCGACCGAAGCTGAAACCAAACCCAAAAAGGAGAAGGAATAATGGCAACTCCTACATCACCTGAAAAACGCCTACACGCCCGGGGCTTCAAGAAGGCCTCGGAATGGGGAACAGCTGTCGCGCTGGGTGCTGGCGACGAGGTTGTTCTGGAAGAACCTTCCGGCCTGCAGCCGCCCGAGATCCCCATTATCTCGGACAAGGGTTCAGATCGCCCTTATGTAAGGCATAGCGATTTCGGACTCAAGCCTTCCAGGGATTTCGTTTTGCCGGTCGCTATGCGCTACGAGCCGGGCGCTTTCGGGACGCTCCTGGCCATGCTCTTCGGCACGGCCGGGGCGCCGACAGATCTCACCGGCGCCTATCAGCACGTCTTCCAGTGGAAGGATGAGATCTCAAGCCTTTTCGGTACATGGGCCGAGGAGCGGGCCGGCAAGATCTTCGAGGTACCCTCTGCTAAACCCTACCGGCTGGAGCTCAGCTTCTCCGGCGGGATGCTCAAGGCCCGGATCTCTATGCGCGGGGACAACTGTATTGATACCTCTACGGTCAATCAGGCTACCCAGATGGATGCGCTCACCGTACCCGCGAATTTCGATTCAACGGCGATCCGCTTCAAGCAGGGATCGGTCAAGATCAACGCGGAAAACAACGGAGACGTGTCAACTGAAAACGCCCTGGTCTTGACGGATTTCTCTGTCGTGCTTGAAAGGCTGCTCGAGGGCGACGATAACCTTCACACCGTAGGTACCGACACGATCATCGAGCCCCTGGAAGAGGACGCCGGCGGGGCCGAGAGGGCCCTTGTGACCCTCCGATTCCCGAGGATGAATGCCGGGAATGCTACTTATCTCACGACCGCCCTGGCCGAGACAACCCAGAAGATGCTGATCAAATTTACCGGCGCTCTGATCAGCGGCTCCAACTATTATGATCTGGCCCTCTATTTCCCCAGGCTCAAGATGCAGATCCCCACCTTTGATGTAGAGCAGATCGTACGCTCCGGGCTGGTTCTGCAGGCCGAGGAGGCGGCCGCTGCGCCTACCGGCATGAGTTATGCGCGGCTTTATGCCGAGCTCATCAACAATATGGCGACGGACTACTTAGCATAAAGGGCAAAAAAGAGCTCCGAAGGGCCCGATATCCTAAGTAGGAGGAAAGGCGTGGACATTGGAAGAGTCAACTTTGACGGCGAATGGCTGGAGCTAGAGGCAGAGGATGAAGAATTCGGATCCTTAAAGGTTTTAGTTCTGCCCGAAAGCCTTACCGGAATCCCCTATCTTTGGAACGGGGATCTCCTGGGCTATATTTCATCGGTTGTCATGGATTGGGATCTTATGGATGGAGAAAAGCGCGTACCCTATGACGACGAGAATAAGAGGAAATATCTTTCGATTCTCTCGCGGATCCGGATCAAGAATCCGAAATATACAAAGCCGGAGATCCGGGTCAAGACCTTTGGCTCGGAGATCATCGCGTTTTCCCAGAATCTAAAGAATTTTATAAAAAATTAGAGGCCTACTGTGCATGGTATGAAGATTGGTATCCGCAGCTGGCGGAGTGCACGGTGGGCGCGTCGGATCATCCGCTTGACAATCCGCCGGCGCTGAAAGGAGCAGACAGGTTTGTTTGGGAATGGTTTAATCGAAATGTTCTCCAATCTAGCTTTTCGAGAGATTATGGCCTAATGCCTATGTTATTTGAATCCCTGAACCTTACCAAGGCAGGCCGGGAATTATTCATAACAAAGCTCGGGATCATATACGGCATGTGGCAGTCGATAGCCAAACGCTGGCCGGATAAGGAAAAATAAATGGCCGATATTAAATATCTTATAACCGCCGATTCCAAGGGCGCGGTCCGCAGCATTGAGGCGGTAGACGATGCCGTGGAGGGGATAAAGACTCAGGCAGACGTGACGACGCCAACAATCAAGGGACTTTGGGCACAAGTATCGGCGGGGATTCTTGCTGTCGGTGGATTATCGGCTGCATTTCGAGGCGCAAAGGGATTGATTCAATCCTTTGTAGACGTAGGCGTGCAAACTGAACAATACAGAATGCAGCTTGAAATTCTCCTCGGTTCCCAGGAGGCTGCAAATAATGCCTTTGATTTTTTCAATGAGGTAGCTGCCACTCTGCCATTTACCCTTGAGGAAGTAATTTCATCCGGTACCCGGCTTGCTGCGATTGACGTACCCTTTAAAGATTGGCTTCCGCGAATTGCCGATGTGGCCGCCGGTATGGGCATAGATCTTCCGACAGCGACTGATCAATTCGCCCGAGCCCTAAAAGGCGGATTAGGCGCGGCAGATCTCTTCCGGGAAAAGGGTATCTCTGCAATGATCACTAAATTTGCAGAGGTAGAATTAGGTATCCAAGATCTTTCAAAAGTCACCTTACCGGAGCTTGAAAATGTTCTATATCAGTTTACGGGGAAATTTGAGGGCGGTTCGGAGAAGATGGCTGAAAGCTGGAAGGGACTTACCTCCATGCTTTCAGATGCCTGGTATCAATTTCGCAAAGATGTCATGGATGCCGGCGTTATGGAATCCCTCAAGGAAGGACTGGAGGGCGTCCTTGAATGGGTGAATAAATTAAAAGAAGAAGGTCGGCTCCAAGAATGGGCCCAACAGCTTGGGGAAAACATAACTAAAGTAACCGATCTTTTTGTCAACATGACATATGCTTTGGATGACATTATTGAATCGCTTGAATATATCAAAAATATAGATCCCGCTGGCTGGCTTGGTGACGTCGCCGATAAAATACTTGGCATTGACGATGCAATGGATCAGCTAGAAAGCGAAGGCCGGCGCAAGGCGATGAGTTTCATTAGCTCCCTCGAGGCCCTCAAGCCGCCACTGGAGGAGGTGCGGAAGGAAATCGAGAAGGGTCCGGATGCTTGGAAAGCCTATGTCGACGAGATGAAGCGCAAGGACGCTATACAAGCGCGACTTTTAGAGCTTGATAGAGAACACGAGGATATGCTGAAAGGGATAAAGGATGAGCTTAAGAATGCGAAAAAAGAGCAAAAGGGCTTTAACGATGCGCTAGATGAAGTAGACAGAATCCTTACTCCCTTGCTTCCAAAGTTTAAATCCTTCGGCCTGATCTATCAGGAACTAGGGGAAACGGCAATCCCCAAGGCTCGAGATCTCAGCGGCGTTATCGACCAGGCCGCCGGATCCTTTGATGATGCCACCGATTCAGCCGAGGGCTGGAAGGATGACACTGTTGCCTATATCCAGGACGTGACCGATCACTGGGAGCAATTAGGTCTAGATATCTCCCGCAACTTTGGAGATGCAGTTGAAGATCTAATGTCAAAGGGCTCAACTTTTGAAGAGGACATACAGAACCTCTGCGATTCTATTTATGACAGTTTTAAAAGCATGATCGGAAATATGGTCACAGAGTGGCTTGCAAATAATGTTTTTAACATGATGGCGGACAGCGCTCAGCGAGTCGCGGGCTCAGTATCCGGCGCAGCCGGCGCTGCGGCGGGAGCGGGCGGAGGCGGCGGAGGATTACTCGGCGGGGCCGCTGCGGCCGGCGGCGTCTGGACCGGACTCGGAGCCTTTGCCGGGACGTTTCTCGGAAACCTATTGAGCGGCGGGCCGAGCGGCCGGGACGTATCCCTTACCAAAGAATACGGATTTATCACTGCTATGGAATCGATAAATATCCGGGCGAACCTAGATGAGATCAAATGGGATATCCGATCTAATCTAATCCTTCAGCTCGACGATATAAGGGATACTCTCTGGCATCAAAGCGACATGATGAGCGGGAAATCGGCCAGCGTATTTACTGGCGGGCTACCGACTGAGGCGATAAGTCCCCAGGGATCCGTCCTGACCTTCAAGCCTAAGTTTGTCGCGAATATCGCACCGCAGCCGATCTCTCTAGATGTCGACGGCATAACATTTGCTAAGGCGATGGCACGCTACACGCTGAAACTCACCAAGCGGGGCGTGATGAAGATCCACGTCAACGCCCTGGTGGAGGGATAGGATGCCGATTGAGATAATGAAATTCTGCGGACCGAATTTATTGGCTGATATAACGCCGGTCATCTCAAGCGAGGCGGTAAATTTCCCAAAGGAAAACCTGGCGGATCCGGACTGGAAAAAGCGCTGGCACAGCCGGCACGGATACGGCAGCGAATGGGGATTCTTTACAATTACGGCCTCAGTGAATGACCGCCTGGATTTCGACGAGGGCGGCGGCGAGCTCACGGCCAATCTAACACCTGGAAATTATAGCGCGAGCACGCTTGCCGCACATATCAAGGCGCAAATGGACGCCGTGGGTGCAAATACCTATTATGTAAATTTTGAGGAGGCGGGCTCCTATGAGTTCAAATGGAAGATCGCACGCTCTGCAGGCTCAAGTCCTGTCAATCTGCGCTGCAATACTGGAACCAATAAAGCACGCAGCATTTATACATATATCGGCTACTCTGACGCCGCCGACCGAACAGGCGGCACGACCTATTATGGCGACGATATAGCGCTCCATACGCAGGAATCCGTTAAATGGATTATGGGATCCTCAAAGCCTTTTAAATATTTTGCTCTTATAGGACACAATCTGACTTCAAGCGTCGTGATCAAGGTCCAATTCTCGAATGATAATTTTGCTTCAACTCCGGTCGACCAGGCGCTAACAAAATGCGGGGATAATATTTATGCTTATGTCTGGAGTACAGCACAGAATTATTCCTATGCCCGCCTGGCGATCATTGATCCCAAAAATCCGGACGGCTATGTGGCCATAGGCTATCCCGCGGCCGGCACAATCTTTCAGCCCTCGAGAAATTTCCGCTATGATCCCGAGGAGGCGCCGGAGGATCCGAGTATTATCACGCCGGCGCTGGGCGGCCAGAAAAGCGCCCTGCTCTACGATCACTTCACCTCCCGGGCTTATTCGGTCCGGATCAAGGGCAGCTCGGATCTCGCTTCCTACCGGAGCCATTTTGATAATTTCGGGATCAGCAAGCCCTTTTTCTTTATCGAAGATCCTGGCTCTCTGACCTCGAAGATCTTCTTCGTCCACATAGCAGCCTGGACCTTGCGCTGTATCGTGTATTCAACGCCGCTCTATGAGCTGAATTTCTCGATCGAGGATGCTCGAGGATGAAGCTGGCAGAGCTCGCCCGGAAATCACACCTTGACATTTTTGCGATGGCGGAGATTGAATTCGGCCGCCGGATGCAGACTTTGCGATGGGGGAAAACCGGGAATGGCGCCTATGAATTGGGTCAATATCTGGACAATGGAGAATTTGATCTAAATACGACCGGATGGACAGCGACACAGGCGACACTGGCCAGCGTTGCCGGCGGCGTTATCGGAAACTGTCTTCGGATAACCGAAAATGGCGGCACCCTGCCGCGGGCTCATCAGGATATAGAACTCGCCCCGGGTGAGGCATATGAGCTGCGCATCTGGGCAAAGGCCGGCACCGAGACAGATGGCCGCATCCGTGTTTATGATCTTGAGACTCTGACAAATATCGCGCAACTTGAGATTGATCCGCCGGCTGAATGGACATTTTATATATTGGAATTTACCACACCGACGATAGCAAGCGGCACGACAAGCGTACGTATATTACTTGAGCAGCAGGCCGTTGCCTCAAGCGGCACGACATTTTATTACGATCGTGCGCATGTTCGCAAAAAAGGTGAAAGGAATTTTCCGGCAGAGGTTCACGATGTGATGGAAAGCGGGAATTTGCTGATGCAGTATTTTGATCTTCCTAACGTGGATATCGCCTCCGCTGGCTTTTATTGGGATCATTTAGAGGGGCGTCTCTTTGTCCATACTAATGATGATGACTCGCCGGCCGAGCAGGTAAGCGGGGAGCCCAAATGGTCCTATATCGCGCTTTTTATGCAGATGTACGGCAATAAAGGCCGTGACATTGTACGCACGGCAAACATGATAAAAAACGGCACCCTAGATTGGTGGCTTACCAGCGCGAATGTCGAGGATTGGGGCGAATACTGCGGCGGCAGCACCGCTATTGCGCGTGAAGATACCGAGATCTATAACGATAAATCGGCTTACAGCGCCAAGTTTACAGGCGACAGCGCAAATACCGTCTATCTGCAGCAGACGAATGTTTTCCTTCATCAGGCAAAAAAGGCTATGCTGCGATTCAAGTATAAACACAGCACCGGCGGCGTAACCGGCTTTGTCCTTATGCGCGATGTCGGGGCGAATATTTGGCTTAACAATAATATGCAATGGCAGACAAGCTATTGGGCGTTAACCGTCCCGAATTCTACCAAATGGACGACCTATGAAATCACTTTTATAGTCCATGATTCCTATCGGTATTATGATGTGTTTATCGGCGGCAAAGCCGCGCTCGGCAGCGCATCTATGTTTATTGATGACGTCGAAGTGCTGCAATATTATGAGCCGGACTATGTGCTGCCGTATCTGGCTGAGATCCCGAGCGTCTTACAGGGCGTGGGCGAGTTCTCCCAGCCGGATACTCGGCTTGACTTCGGAACGCTCCGCTTCAATCATCCGGAATATTGGGCACGCTATCGAGGGGAATGGTTATGGCATGGGAGGACCGCACGGCTCTGGGTAGGTGAAATCGACGAGAAGTATGAAGATCTTGCCGCCTTCGGAACGGCGATCACGCGAAATCCCACCTTCGGCTCTATAACTGAGATCGGGATCGATGACAAGCAGTTGGTATTCGAGAAGCTGCCGCGGCCGGATAACCGATATGATAACTCTATCCCCGATGAATCCTGGCGCGGCCGACCGATGCCCATGATGTTAGGCAAAATGAGGCGTATTCTCCCGCCTCAGATCGCAACCGACGGCTCAACTTATTGGAGATATCAGCCGTCCCGCACTAGCTTCGACAGCGTCACCTATGCCCTTCAATCAATAGATAATGTCTATAAGGGCGAAACGCAGCTGACGCCGACAACGCAATATATCACTAATCTCTCGAATGGAACTATTGACGTTAAAGTTAACCCGGGAAGCGATCTTATCAGCGTGGATCTGGCTGGCATCGATCGGAGCTTCTCGGAGATAGGCGGCTCAAAGCAGGCCGGCTTCCTAAGCGGCCTCCTGCTTGCCATCTGGAGGATCGGCAACCGCGTCAATAAGGATCTTATCGATGCCAAGTCTCTCCTCGATCTCGATACGGCCCGGAAGCAGGTGCTCGGTCTGTTTTTGAAGGGGACGGAAATGCAGGCTAACGAGGAGATTCTGTCGCTCCTCAAGATCAGCACGGTCTCCCATTTCTTCGTAAATCTGGAGGGGAAGCTCACAGCCCGGTATTTCGACTCTGATGTGCCCTCCGATGCCCCCCGCTTCTATATGGGCACGGCAGGGAATGACAATAAAGATGAGCCGCGGCTGTTTTATGACTCTGAGCAATGCAAGAAGTGGATCGCATTCCGGAGCCAATTCCGGGAGTTCTATAACGAATATAGATATGAAGAATCGAAGCAGATTGAAAGCGTAGGCTGGGAACACGGCGAGCATGGAGGCCAAGATTTCGACACGGCTCTTTATCTCCAGCTCGGAGCCATAGAGCTCTCTGAAAACTGCATGAAGATGCACCGGGATCCGGCTGAAAAGCTGGCCGTCACCCTCGGCATGGAGGCTTTCCTTCTCGAGCCATTCAGCAAGGCCTATTTCACATGGAAGGAGAAGGATGGGCAGGGGAATGAAATTGTGTTTCTCGATGAAACGGTTTTCGTAATTACCGAGATAGAAAAGAACCTGAACGACGGCACAGCCCGCATAACCGCGATCCGGGATAACGTGGACTGGGTATGGGTGTTTACATAA